ATGTCTTTTATTTTACCTTGTGCTTGAAGCTTTTTCAAATCCCCCTTGGTTAATTTAGAGAAATCTATTTTAACTTCTTCATATTGTTTTTTAGGTTTAAATAAGTTTTTAATCCACTTCCACATTATGTCCTCACGTTTGTTGGTTTAGGTCCTGCATTACTTACCGATCTCTTTCTGGCAACAGCAGAGGCCTTTTGCGACTTTGTCATCGCTGTGGCTTTTGCAAGTGGTACGCATTTTGGATACTTTCGGTCTGAACCATTGGCAGATTTTCTGCCACACTCTTGATACTTGCCACCTTTTTTCTTTGCTCCAATATCTACCCATTTTTCATTAAACCATTTTGTTAGTCCACCAGTTCTCATTGCAGGAACACAGTTGGGTACCATTCGGTTGCCTTTTTTCTTCATGCCCTTTTGGACATAACCTTCCCAACATGACCCCTTTTTGTTCATTAGAACACACCTTTAAAATTTGTTCCTTTGATTGCAATTCCACCACCTTTTGCTTTTTGTGGTTTTTTAAAAGGTGTATGATACTCATGTCTCATTTCAAATTCTTTATTAGTTTCACTAGGTTGTCGAACTGCTCTACCTGTATATGCTTTTAACATTCCAGATTTTTCTAATCTGCCCATAGCTGATTGACCACCTGCAGTTACATTCATTCCAAGTTTAGCACCTGTGTATTTTAATTTACCTTTTGGTCCATATTCAGAAATAGGGTTTTGAATATTTTTCATATACTCATGTCTTTCTCTTCCGCCTCCAGGAGCCGGTTTCTTTTTTTTCTTTTTCATTGTGCTCATATCAGCACCACCGCCAACTGAATATTTTGGTGGAGCAGTTTTTCCTGCAGATGTATTTTTTTTAAAACTTTTAGGGCTAGGATATAATCCAATTCCTTTTTCTTTTTTTAATATTGCCAAATCTTTTTGACTTATTAAACTTTCAGTTTTGATTTTTCTATCTTCTATTCCATATGGTTTAGTTTTCATTTTATCTTTTTTCTGTTTACCGTAATCCATTTCACCACCTTTACTCATACCCATCTCCTTTTTTAATTCTTCTAATCTTTGTTGTTTAGTTCTTTGATCTTGTTTACGTTTTTTAAAAATATTTTCTTCTTTTTGAATTTCATTTTTCTTTTCATCTTTCTTTTTCATTAAACCACCTAAAAAAGCTTTCTTAGGTCCCCAATCTTTTCTTTTAGTACCACTTGGATCTTTAATTTTACCTGCACATATTTTAGATGCATAAGCATTTGCATATGCTGATGGATACACTTTAAATTTTCTTTTAGCAGCCGATTTACCTCTTGCACATAATTTAGTCATTACTTCCAACCTTTCTTAGTTAATTTTGGTTTTCCTTGTCTTAATAATCCACCCTTCTTAAAACTTACACCGTAATTGAACCTACCATTTGTAACAGTTGGTCTCGTATAAGATGATAATAGAGTTAAAGGTTCATTAACTTGTGCTACTTCAGAAACTGGAGGAAGTATAGGTGGTGGGCCATCTCCGTCTAGTTGCATTTCAGGTCGTTTTCCAAATCCTGCCTCTTTTAAATAATCTTTACCAGCTGGTGCATTTGGTTGTAAAACTTTACCAGTAGTTTTATAAACGTCTCTATACAGTCCTTGTTTTTTTGCAAATTTTTGTCTACCTTTATAATTTTGTTTAGCTGCAAAATTTATAGCTGTACCACTAAAAGGCACTACTAAACCCAATGCTGTGCTTTGAGCAAAATTCAAAGGTGCTTTAAAAGGGACATCTTTAACTGCTGGTCCTGTTTCACTTCTTCCACCAAAATTTTGACTTTGTGTGGATTTTGCATAATCAGCTTTACTCATTCCACGTTGTTGATAATCTGTGTCTCTTCCTCCTCCACCACCTGACGATTTAGATCCTCCTCCAAAGTCTGATTGTGAAGCGTCCATACCACCTCTAGCTTTTACAACTTTTTTAAGTTTGCCAGAACTTTCCATAGCATAAAAAACTTTTTTACCTTTTTTCTTACCATACTGTTTGACCATAGCTTTTTTAATTTTTTTACCTTTTTTATTTAGTGGCATTATTTCCTCTTAATTAAATCTGTTGCCTTAAGTCCGTAAACGCTCGCTATGACGCCCACGAAAATTGTCTGGTACCAAAATGGAAGTTGTGAAAAATATTCGAAGAACAATTTCATTTTCTCCATTGCACTTGGGTCATCTGAAAATACTGCCCAAGCAAGAAGTACAATTGGAGCCGACAATAATAATAAAATAAATTCGTCTTTCCAGTCCGATTGTCTTGCTTCTAATAATTTACCTTGGTACTCGGCTTCTCCATTAGCCATTTTTTCAGCATGATGCATTTGTGCATCAGACATTAACATCTTCGTCTTCTGACGGTTCTGGTAAATATGAGAACCGGCTTTAACGGCTAAGGATATCGCTTTTAACCACATGGTATTTCTCCTGTCTTCTTGTACCCATATATTCTATCATTTTATCGATACAATCGTAAGCCCTATCGCCTACACAACGCCATCTCCACAATTGTCTAAATCTTTCCTCTTTTTTCTTGGTTTTAAAAACAACACCACCGAACATATCTTGAAATCTTAATATGATATCCTCATCACTCATCTCAATTGTAGCTGCAAAGGCTCTTTTTTTACCTACACCTTTAGACCAAATACCAAAACTACCTTCGCCATCAAATAAACCTGATAGCCAGATAATTTTACTTTTTTTTGAGAGTTTTTCGTAAGAGTTTTTTGGCATCTTTGAGTTTGATTCCTTGTGGATTGGGTCCTTTTTTAGGCGGTGGCCCATATTTTTTCCCTCCACTTAATCCTTTCCTCATTTTTGCTCTAATTTTTGTCTTGCAACGTCTAATCGTTCTTCAGATTGTTGATCTTGTTGTTGAAGTCGATCATATTCAAACTGTAATTTCTCAGCTTGACGCATATTTTCTTGTTCTGCCTTGAATCGTGTCTCTTCAGCTTTTCTTTGTAAGTCCATTGCTCTTAAATCAACTTCTTGTTGTTTAATTTTAATTAATGGGTCTTGTTTACCTGCAGCTTGTTGCATTTCTGCTTGAACTAACTCAGTTGTAATCCTTGCAGCAACTTTTGCAACCTCAGCTTGGAACATAATTTCAAATTGTTCTGGGTTTTGTTGTGACAAAGCCATCATTTCTGGATTTTGTTGCATCATTTGTTGTACTTCAGCTTTTGCTTTAAATGAAACGTGATCTGAAATGTGAGATTGTAGTAATGCATACACTTGTGGATTAATTTGAACCATTCTTGAGTTCATAAATGCCATGTGTGCAGCTAAATGAGCGTCATGATCTTGAAATTCAAACGCTGTAAGCAATCTCATCTGTAAAGCACGTGCATTTTCTTTAGCTGGATCTAATGGTTCTGGTTGTTTTGGTGGTGGTTTAAGTAAAGCTTCAATTTGTTTTGTGCCTAAAGCTTCATAAACACGTCTATAAGCTTCGTGTAGGTTGTGCATCTGTGGATTTGAACTTGCAATTTGTAATTGTGTTTGTGCCAACGTCACTCTTTGTGCCATAGACATAATATTTGGATCTGCAACAGGTAAAATATCAACTCTTTGATCAAAATCTGCAGCTTTAATTTGTCTAGGACCTCCATAAACATCATATGGATACTCTGGTGGCAGTGATTCACCACAAATTCTTGCTAAAATTTTAAATTCTAAACGCATTGCATAGTAACATCGCTTATGAACACCACTCATAACACGACTTCCACGTTCCATTAGCGCCATTGTAGTACCAACAGCTCTGTTTTGAACGTCATTACCAATGTTTGAATCGGTTATCGCAGCAAATTTTTGTCCTGCTTGAACAACAAAACCTAAAAGATTGTATAAAGTTACTGATGGTTCTGTAAATGGAAGATTAAAAAACTGATCTCTAATGTTTCCACCAGGTGCATCAACATCTCTAAACTCTCCTGGTTGTATAGGTTGGTCATCATCTCTAACTCTAATACCTCTAGACTTAAATCCTGCAGGTAAATTTTTTAAAGTTCCTGCATCAATCAATTGTCTAAGTGATTGAGTGGCTGCTTGTGACAGCCCTCCAATCATATGGGTTAAACCAAAGCCATAAAAACCCAAACCTGGTAAAAATTTGTAGTGTACAAAATATTCTATTCTAGAATACGTTGGATCATCAGGTCTATAATTTCTATAAATAGATAAAATCTCTCCACTACCTTCATCAATTGTTACAATATATGGAATTTTTATTTTCTTAGCTTTGTCATCAAAGTTTTCATAATCATCTAAATTTAAATCGACATGCATTTCTAAGATGTTATGTAAATAATCATCACCTGTTCTTTTGATTCCTTCTAACTGATTTAATTTTTTCTGAACTTCATCGGGCTCAGTGTTAGATTCAATTAGTTCTATGTCTCTATAAAATCCTGCTGCTTGTTTTTTAATAACTTCGTTTTGTGTCATCTTGATGACATGAGTTATCCGCTCACAATCTTTTAAATCAGATGCAAAGTAAGGCACCACTAAATCTTCAGCAGGTACAAATTTCGATACCGGTCTATCCTGCATTGCATCATAATATATTTTTTTAAATGTGGATCCTGATAATGGTAAATAAAATAACATCTGATCCATGTCAGTTGTATAATCTTCCATCTCCTCCATTAGCAGATAGTTCATGTAATCTTTAACTCTCTCTGCTTGTGCTTCAGTTTGAGGTGTCTGTAAGCCAATAACCTGTGTTCTTACAGGACCATCAGATGGAACTAACTCTTTGTAAGCTTGTGCTTGGAATTGTGTAACCGATTCAGCAAGTAACGGATGGGTAACACCACTTGCACCTTTAAACGGTTTTGTAACTTCTTGATACTTCGTTCCTAATAAATCTAAACCTTTGATATAAGCGTCTTCCCATTCTTTTCTAGATAACTTATCTTTTTTGTATTCTTGAACTAATTCTCTAGCCATAGAACTTAGAGTTCGTTCATCCATGAACTCAGCTAGATTTGCATTAAAATTATCTTTTGGATCAGTCTCTTCTACAGTTTCTTCACCTTCAACAGTCACAATCGGATTGTCATCCTCTGCAGGAGTGACTCGTTCCTCTTCAAGTGTATCTTCTTCTGTAAGACTTTCGATATTCTTTTCAACGGCCATAATTAATTGTACCTTATTGGTTTAAACATATCCACTACTAACCCACCCTCACTCTTGTAGGTCTTTTGTGTATTTCTCATAAGTGGGTTTACTTTAATAGCAAATGCATCAAAATACAACCTTGGATCTGAAGATTCCATAAAAGTATATCCATCCATATTATCTGCTCTTGCATCTGAATGAGATATCCTTTCAAATTTCTTGCCTTCCATTGCATGACCTGATTTGTAGGTATAGGTTTCTTTTTCAATTCTTTTATAAGGAAGTTTCGGATCTGATCTAGATAATTTTATGGGTCCTGCTTTTGAATTATAAAAACGAGCTGCTTTTTTCATTAGTTCTGGGATCAAGGCTTTTCCTTTTTTATTTATACCTTTACCACTTGCATAACCATAAACCTTTTCGTTCCCAGCAAAACCTTGAGAACTTGCTTTGTAATTTAACATATCAAACGGCAGAACGGCTACGTAATCAGCGCCCTCTCTAGCTGCCAACCTCATCAAATATTTTAATGCATGGTCAGAGTATTGGTCAGCATCCACCATTGGAAAATAATCATACTCTGCTCTTCGACCCAGTTGAGTTATCTTTTCTGTGTTACGTGTTAAGTCATCCGCTAATCGATAAGTTGCTGTAGCATCATCTGCTGCTAATGCTTTAGACAATTGATCAGAAATTTTTCTTTGTGAGTCCATAAATAGTTTTCTTTCTATATCGGCTTGGAAAGGATTTATTCTTTTTATTCCTCCAAGTTGCTCTGCTTTAGTTAAATTATCACTAACTGTTTTTGCAACATCCGATTGTATCTGATGAATGCTTAAAACTTTTTTACCCTCTGGTGTGAATCGTGTATCAAACCTTACGTGGTACACTTCATTTCTTACCGGACCCGTGCCACCGAAGTGAGAGCCTGTTCTAAAGGCTTGGCTGTTTCCTGGAATAGCTTCATCTAAATAAAACACCACTTCACGGTATCCTTGACCACCCATTAATGTTTGTTCGTTATTATAATATTTAGGTTTATTAATTCCTTGAATAGGTTTGAATCGTTCACTAAATTCACCCATTAATTTATTCACTTCTTTAAAATCTTGTTGATCAGGAAGAAGGTCTCTTAATGCTTTTAATTGATGGATAATCTTTTTTGAGTTTTCTGCAAGATCATTAAAATTATTTTTACTTCTCATAGCCGATTGAATTGCATACATGGTATCTCCAAATCGTGATTCAATTTCTGAAAGTCTTTCAATGTCCCCTTCTTTAAGAGCACTTGTTTCTAAGTCACGATATTTTTTACGCATGCCCTCCATTTGTTTATAGCTTTTTTCTAAGCCACTAAACATTTTAGCTGTAACGTTTTCATCCACACCTGTTTGAAAGGTTTTTAACCTATTGATTGGATTAAGTTTAATCATATTACCAACGGTGTTGGCATCTAATTTTAAACCAAATTTTTTAGCAGCATAGAGTAAGCCACCTGTTAATTCATTCTCTGCATTGAACACCGCTAAATTAGAATCAAATAATTCTTCCTTAGATACATTGACTTCTTTACCTGCAAAAGGACCTCGGTCATATTTAAAACTCTTAACTCCTGCTATAGTTTTTTTAGCAGGTTTA